TAAAATTATTAGAGGTTCTGGTGGCCCTCCTCCTACTCCACCATCCCCGACAAGAGCACCTGATACTTTAAACAGTAGACAGTTTGCTACTATTCAAGATTTATTATCTGAGGGAGAAATAGAAGGTTTTGCTACTCCTTCTAAAGCTGGAATTAGTAAAAGTGATGCAGCTTATAATAATGCAGCATTAAAAGATATATTTTTAAACGATACTCCTATCCTTAACTCAAGTGCCAGTAATACAAGCCCACAGACTTCTGATTTTAATTTTCAAAATGTAAGCTTTACACCTCGTTTTGGTACAGGAAACCAAGAGCATATACCTGGAATACAACAATCACAAAGTCCTCTATCTGGTTTTGTTTCTGTACCATGTACTAAAAGTGGTAATGGTGTTGCAAGAGATTTACCTATAGGAAAAGATGCTGTAAAAGTAACAGTTACTTTTGCACAAATACAGAGAGCAACAGATCAAGGTGACTTATTAGGATCAACTGTACAATTAAAAATTTCTTTAAAAGTTAATAATGAAACAAATCATACTGAAAAATTAACAGATACCATAACTGGTAGAACTGCTGATGCCTATTCAAAAGAATATAGAATTAATTTACCTGATGGTTATACTTTCGCAAATGTAAAGATAGAAAGAATAACAGACGATCAAGCATCTGGAGGTAGTATTGTAGATGCTTTTAACGTAAGCAGTATTCAGTTACTAATTGATGACAGGCAAAGATATTTGAACAGTGCTTACACAAACTTAAGGATAGATTCTGAACAGTTTAGTTCTATACCAAAAAGAGCCTTTCGTATTCGTGGAGTAAAGGTAAGAATACCAGGAGCAGGTGCATCTAGTTCTGGTACACCTACTGTTGATTTACAGACAGGCAGAATTATTTATCCAAGTGGCTATATATTTAATGGAACAATGGGTGCTGCTGTTTGGTGTTCATGTCCTGCAATGATACTTCTTGATTTATTAACTACCGAAAGATATGGATTTGGAACGCATATTACAGACAGTAATTTAGATTTGTTTAGTTTTGTGGCAGCTAGTAGATACGCAAATGAACTGGTATCAGATGGATTTGGAGGACAGGAAGTTAGATTTAGTTGCAATGTAAATCTACAAGGATCTATGGAAGCGTACCAGTTGATAAATGAATTAGCTGGTGTTATGAGATGTTTTCCTATTTGGTCTGAGGGTTCTGTAACTATTACGCAAGATAAACCAACAGATCCGAGTTATTTATTTAGTTTGGCAAACGTAGGTGAAGGTGGGTTTTCTTATTCTGGCAGCAGCTTGAAACAAAGACATACTGTTATTTCCGTCAGCTATTTCAATATGGATAGTAGAGAAATAGATTATGAAGTTGTAGAAGATACTGCTGCACAAGCCAAGCTAGGAATAGTAAAGAAAGATGTTAAAGCATTTGCCTGTACTTCCCGTGGTCAGGCTCAAAGATTAGGTAAAGCAATACTGTTTAGTGAACAGAATGAATCAGAAGTTATCAGTTTTACAACATCAATAGATGCTGGTGCAATCGTAAGACCTGGATCTGTTATCTCTGTCAATGATCCTGTTCGTGGTGGGGAGAGAAGGTCAGGAAGAATAAATGCAGCAACTACTACGCAGATCACTGTAGACAACACACAAGATTTAGATACATTTACTGGATCGAATAAAAAATGCAGTGTAATATTACCTGATGGCACAGTTGAAACGAAGAATGTCACTGGAATTGTAGGCAGTGTAATTACATTAGATTCAGCCTTATCTGCAACACCAAATGTAAATGCTATTTGGTTACTACAAAGTTCTACTTTAGAAGCACAAACTTTTAGAGTGATAACAGTAGAAGAACAAGATGGTATTAATTATGCAATAACAGCTTTAACTTATATTGA